ACCTCGAGCCCGGCCGGTGGGGGATGCAAAAGGCGGCCCAAGTGGTAGGATCGGCGCGCACGCCGCTATCTGTCAAACGCCGACGATAGGAGAACCCATGGGCAATTTCTGGCAGGATCTGCGCGAGACCGCGCACCGGGTCGACCCGCTCGGCGCGAAGCTGGTCGACAACATGATCCGCACCGACAGCCGGGTCGTGGCCGAGGTGTCTCGGGGTCATGACCGCGTGTTTGGTGGTTCGGATCGGCAGACGGGTCTGGGCCGAGGCATCCGTGACGAGTCGCGGCGCAACATCAAGGACCCATCCCGAGCGGTGGGTCGAGCAGCGGCGACGTTGGCGCTGATGTACGGGGCCTATGCCTACAGTGGAGGTGCGGCCGCGGGCGCAGGGGCTGCGGAAGCAGGTGCAGCCGGCGCGAGTGCCGGGTACGGAGCCGGCGCATTCGAGGGCTACGCCGGGACCCAGGCCGCGAGCGGGAGCTTGGCCGCGGGAGCCGGGACCGGAACGCTTGGCAGCGGCACGGCGGCGGGGTACGGGTTCTCCTCCGAGCTCGCGGCCGGCGAGTTGCTCGGCAGTGCTGCGCTTGGCGGCGCGACCGGCGCGGCGGTGTCTGGCGGGACGCAGACGGCAGCAACGACGCCGGCCAACACGGCAACGCCCAACCCGACCACGCCCAGCCCCTACCGGCGAGCCGCTGAGTCCATCGGCACGGGCATCGCCACGAACTACGTCACCTCACTGCTCGCACCGAAGCCCGACACGCCGCAGGTCGAGCCGGTGACCCCGATGCCTGACCCCGAGGCCCAAGCCGCAGCACGCAAGCGCAAGGCTGCTCTGCGGGCTCGACAGGGCCGCGTGTCCTCAATCCTCACCGCTCCGGGCGGCTACTGAGATGGACGCGAAGAAACTGGCCGATGTCGCCGACGACCTGTTCGGCAAGAAGGCGCCGCTGAACTCCCTGCACCAGGAGATCGCGGACAACTTCTATCCCGAGCGTGCGGATTTCACGCTGAAGCGTTCACTCGGCAACGACTTCGCGAGCAACCTCATGTCCAGTTACCCGGTGCGCACGAGGCGCAGCCTGGGGGATCAGTTCTCCTCAATGCTGCGCCCGACCGCCAAGGCGTGGTTTCACGTGAAGCGCAAGCACAAAGACAAGGACGAGGACACCGAGACGAAAGCGTGGCTGCAGTACTTCGAGGACGTGCAACGGCGTCTGATGTACGAACGGGCAGCCTACCTGACCCGTGCCACCAAGGAGGGGGACCACGACTTCGCCGCCTTCGGGCAGTGCGCGCTGAGCATTGAGCTCAACAAGAACAAGAACGGTCTGCTGTACCGCTGCTGGCACCTGCGCGACATGGCCTGGCAGGAGGATGCCGAGGGCTGCGTGGGTTTCGTCGCGCGCCGCTGGAAGGCTCCGGCTCACCAGATCGTGAACACCTTCAAGAAGGTGTCCAGGCAGATCACCGAGGCGCACGAGAAGAACCCCTTCGAGGAGTTCGAGTTGCTGCACATGGTCGTGCCCAGCGAGATGTACGACAAGCAGTCGGGCCAGTTCCCTCGGGTGTCCGTCTGGTACGACCGCAACCACGACTTCCTGCTCGAGGACACGCCGATTCACGGCCGGCACTACATCATCCCGCGCTGGCAGACCGTGAGCGGCAGTCAGTACGCGTACAGCCCGGCGACGGTCTGCGCCTTGCCAGATGCCCGGTTGCTGCAGGCCATGACCTTCACGCTGCTGGAGGCGGCCGAGAAGGCGACGAGTCCGCCGATGGTGGCCACGAAGGACGCCATTCGTGGGGATGTTTCTCTGTACGCCGGTGGCGTGACGTGGGTCGACCGCGAGTACGACGAGCGCCTGGGTGATGCCCTGAGGCCCATCAGCCAGGACTTCCGCGGGTTCAACTTCGGCGCCGACATGAGCATGCAGGTGCAGGGCCAGTTGACCGCGGCCTTCTACCTCGACAAGCTGTCGATGCCGCAGCGCACGCAAGCGATGACGGCCTATGAGGTGGGGCAACGTGTGCAGGAGTACATCCGCGACGCGTTGCCCATCTTCGAGCCGCTCGAGATGGAATACAACGCCGCGCTGTGCGAGGAGACGTTCGAGCTTCTCATGCGCGGCGGTGCGTTTGGCTCGCCGATGGAGTGGCCGCGTACCCTGCGTGGTGCCGAGATCGAGTTCGGCTTCGAGAGCCCGCTGCACGACGCCATCGACTCGCAGAAGGGCCAGAAGGTGCAGGAATTGCAGGCGCTCACCGCCGCGGCCGTTGCGCTGGACCCGACCGCCGGCTACATCCCGAACGCCAAAGCGATGCTGCGCGACGCCCTGGTGTCCGTGGGCATCGAGCCGAAGTGGCTGCACACCGAGGCCGAGGTCGACGAGCAGACCGCCGCCGCCGAGCAGAAGGCCGCGCAAGCTCAACAACTTGCAGCCTTGGAGTCGGCGAGCGCCTCGGCCAAGAACATCGGGCAGTCTGGCATGGTGCCTGAGGCTGACCTGGCCGCCACGATCTGATGGCGACGAAGGAGCGGCTGGCCGTTGGGCCGCACCTGCCGGCCGAGTACGAACTGGCCGATGTCTCTGCGCTGCAGGCCCTGCAGCAGGGCGTGGCCAACGAGGACCAGCAAAAGCGTGCGCTGCGCTGGGTCATCGAACGAGCCGCTGGCACGTATGAGGCGCACTTCTACCCGGAGGAGCGGTTCACCACGTTCGCGCTCGGCCGGGCTTTCGTGGGCCAGCAGGTGGTGAAGCTGCTGCGCCTGAATGTGTCCGCTCTGAGGAGAGACGAAGATGGCAGACGATGATGGTGGCGGCACCGCCACGGTAGATGCGGCTCCCGCCGTTGCCGCAGCGCCTGCGCCGGCTGCACCAGCGGCAGCGCCGGTTGCATCCGCAGCTCCTGCAGCACCTGCGCCGGGCCCGGCCGCCGCGCCCGCACCGACCGAACCTGCGCCCGACAAGCCAGGCGACTGGAACGAGAAGTGGCGCGAGCTCATGGCCAGCGGCGACGAGAAGGAGCTGAAGCAGCTCGAGCGCTACGGCTCCCCCATCGATGTCTGGAAGAAGGCGCGCGAGCTCGAGCGGCGCCAGTCCTCGGGAGAATTGAAACCGACGCTGCCGAAGAAGCCCACCCCCGAGCAGTTGAAGGAGTGGCGCGCGGCGCATGGCGTGCCTGAGGATCCGTCTGGCTATGTCCTACCCGATGAGGCGAAGAAGGGTATCGACGAGAGCATCGTCGCCGAGGTGCTGAAGGACGCGCACGCAACGAACCAGACCCCCGAGCAGGTCAAGGCCACGCTCGACGGTGTCCGACGGGCAGCGGTGGCGCTGGCTGAATCACGTGCCGAGTCCGACATCGACTTTCAGAAGGACGCAGAGGACGAACTGCGTGGCGAGTGGGGCACCGAGTTCCGCCGCAACATCTCGCTGGTGCACCAACTGCTCGACTCCACCGCCGAGCCGGCGCTGAAGGAACAGTTGCTACAGGGCCGCCTGGCCGATGGGCGCCCGATCGGCAGTCACCCCGGCATGCTGCGGATGCTGCTGGGCCTGGCGCTGCAGGCGAATCCGGCAGGGACGCTCGCTCCTGGAGCTGGTGCAGACCCGGTCAAGGGCATGCGCGAGGAGCTCACCAAGCTGCAGGGAATCCCGACCAGCAAGAAGACCGAAGCCGACAGCCGGCGCGAGCGCGAGCTGATCGAAGTCGCGGTGAAGATGAAAGTGATGAACATGGACGGCACGTGGGCAAAGCCCTGACCGTGCTCAGAGTCTGAGCACGATCGACGCATGTACTTGCATTGATCCACGCTATCGCAGAGCATCGGCCTTGCTACCGAGCAGCGAGGCCCCGCGGGCGGGGCGCTGGGCTCCTGCAAAGGACACCCCCGGCGAATAGCCTGTACGGACACCCCAAGCGGTCGGGAGATCCCAATCTCTCCACTTCAAGGAGTACCCGTCATGTCGGATTCTGCATTCCAGATCCAGTACCGCCAAGAGTTCATCCGAACCTTCGAGCAACAGCAAACGCTGCTTCGCGACACGGTCACCACCGAGGCCGTGATCAAGGGCCAGCAGGCCATCTTCCTCGTCGCCGGCTCCGGCGGCGCCGCAGCGGTGACGCGTGGCCTGAACGGCCGCATCCCGGCGCGCAACGACAACATGAACCAGAACACCTGCACCCTGCAGGAATGGCATGACCTCGTGCGCAAGACCGGCTTCAACGTGTTCGCGAGCCAGGGCAACCAGCGCGCGCTGATGCAGTCGACGACCATGGCGGTGATGAACCGCAAGATCGACGATCTGATCATCACGCAACTGAACACCGGCACGGTGACGATCGGTTCGTCCTCGACGCAGCCCAGCGTGTCGCTGTTCCAGAACGGCCACGTGAAGCTCGCCAACGCCTCGGTGCCTTGGGACAGCAACATCACGCTGCTGTGCCAGCCGTCGTTCGTGGCCTACCTCGAGCAGGCCACCGAGTTCGCCAACGCGCAGTACGTCGACGTGCGGCCCTATGCCGGCGAGCAGAACGCGAGCTGGAAGGACAAGCCGATGGCGTACCGGTGGCGCAACACGCTCATCGTCGCGCACCCGAACTTGCCTGGCAAGGGCACGAGCTCGGAGAAGTCGTTCATGTACCACAAGACCGCCGCGGGCCACGCGATGGACACCGCAGGCATGCAAAGCCCCGTCGGCTACGACGAGGAGAACGACTATTCGTGGGCGCGCTGCTCGGGCTACATGGGCGCGCTGGTGCTGCAAAACAGCGGCATCGTCGTCATCACCCACGACGGCTCTGCCTACGCCTAAGGAGAAGACCACATGTCCTACTTCAGCAGCACTCTCGGCTCGACGACCTCGAACCCGCCGCGGCAGATCTTCGGCCCGATCGCGACCACGCCCATCGTCTCCGGCACGGCCCAGACGCTCACCACGCAAGGCTCCACGGCGACCA